GGACTGGCGATACGAGCGGAGAGAGATCGCGCCATCTGGGAGCAGCATGATCGCCAGATTCGCCACCTGTACTGCATGCTTGCTGTATCTCCCGGCGCCCGTCTCTTTCAGGCAGGCCGCCACTACCTCGTCGGCGTTACGCAACTCTGACATGACGGCTTCAGGATGGATGTCGGGTGGAGGACTGCGCCCTTGGTCTTGCACTTGCAATCGGGAGGGCAGGCACAGTCCGTGACATGCCCATCCCCATGCGTCACCTTGCCGTTCTTGCACAGGCCGCAGCACTTCTTGCTCTCCACGGGGGATGTGGTTTGCAGAAGGTACGCCGCCTCCACTGCGACGGGCCCGGTCATGTCGGGCTGCGATATGCCGAGGAGCAGGATGAGTTCATTCACCATGGTTCAGGAGTCCGATGGAGCCGAGGTCGGGCAGCGACTGAGGGGGGTAGCCATCGATTGACCCATACACCCAGCAGTCCCCGGCGGAGACGCAGACATCGAAGTCGTCTGCGGAGGTGACGATCATGCCGGGGACTTGCTCGGGGTAGTCCTTGGGCCAACTCTTCACGGGCTGGTTCCACGGTCCCCAGCTGTTGATGATGAACCACACGCGGAACGGCCAGTACTCCTGCGTGTCGTCATAGCCGGCGATCACCATGTCATGTCCCCACGGTGGCGATGACCTGGGGTGAATGTTCTTGGAGTTCGGAGATGGCGACCATGCCGCCGACTGACCTGAGTGTGCGGCGTACCCGTTGAACAGTGCGTCCATCAGGTCGGCCTGCGACAAGACGTTGGAGATCACGCCGACCTTGTTGCGTCGGCACAACTCCTTCACCTTCTCTGGCACGCCCGACGAGCCCCACCGAGAGCCGATGGTGCTGTTGTATTTCGTCAGGTCCACCACACCCGGGAAGTTGTCCCGAGCCAGGAAGCCAACGTCCCGCTCAAACTGAGACGCACGGCCGGGGGCCATGCCCTCACCACCGTGACCTCGGGCACCGTACGTGGGCTCGGTCGCCCCCATGCGGAACCACTCCTCGGGCTCCCGCTTCACCAAGATTTCCACGGCGCGGGTAATGTCCCGTGCGTTTCGGCTTCCGTGGCTTACGCAATCTCCAGTCGTTTGCCTCTCGGTAAAACAATTGGAGTCCAACTTCTTGGCGTACTGCCAGAGCAGGGCCCGCTTGCCCTTGCCAGAGTTCTGGATGTTGGGCTCTTTGAAGAACTGGTACTTCTGCGAATCCAGGAATTCGTACTTGGCCCGAGGGTCGTTGAGATACCCCGTCAGCCCGTCTTCGTACGCCCGCAGCAGCGAGTACGGTGTGTCCAGTTCGTCACTCACTCTGTCGCACCACTTCCTTGCAGCCGGCCGCCAGCTTCTCCACCACGTCCGGTGTCAGGGCGACGTTGTCCACCTTCTCGGCTGCGCCTAGTGCGTCCCGTAGGACGGTGTCCACGGCGACATCCAGACCCTTGTACTTCCCGACCAACTCAGTCCCCCCAACAGCCAGCCGCAGCGAGCTAGCATGTATGCTGCGCCAAGTGGCAAGCGTGGCAATCTGCTTGCCGGCATCACGCACCGTCACATCGGCCAGCGCGCGGTAAACGCTGGCCACCCGTGCGCGATCCGTGGAGGAGGCGGATCGCAGCGCGTCTGCGACGGGGCCGGTGACGGCTGGCCGTTGGGGGACGAGAGTCAAAGCGAACACAAGGACCGACAGGGCGAGCGGGAGGTGTTTCATTTGGCGTTGAGCAGAGCCTGGAGCAGCGCCGTCGCCGCCGTCTGCACCTCCGAGGACGTGTAGGTGTTGCGGATCTCCATGACCGAACGCATGTGCCCCAAAACATCGGGGCCCTTTGGCTTCACAGTAGGGATGCGAAGCATGGAGCGGGGGAAGTATGACCACGCGGCGGCTCCTGCGATGGCGATGAGACTGATGATCTGAATGCGCGTCATACAACCTTGCCCCCCGGAATGTAGATCGTCACGCCGCCTGGGACCGCCTGCGGCGCGTAGTGCAGGAGCTTGTGCGGATCCAAGAGCCCCCACCCGTAGACATCGTCACGCCCCACGGCGCCAACGTCACGGCACGTCTGGCCCAACGCCTTGATCACATCTTGGTGCGTGACCTTCTGGCCGTTGGACTTCTTCTCGGACACGTACAGGGCCAGTACGCCAGCGACGAACGGCGCGGCCATGCTCGTCCCCGAGATGGTCGCGTAGCCGTTGGCCAGCCACGTACTGGTGATGTCCTGACCAGGAGCAGCGACGGCGACCTCCTTGCCGCGGCAGGAGAACTCGCACGCCTCGCCCTTGTTGTCCACAGCGCCAACGGCAATCGTCTCAGCGAACGCAGCAGGGTAGTTGACCGCTCCACCATCATTCCCTGCCGCGCAGACAATGATCACCCCCTTCCCGTGAGCATAGCGGATAGCATCATGCAGCCGGCTGTCGGGGTGGGATGATCCCAGCGACATGCAGATGATGTCCACGTTGGCTTCGGCCGCATGCCTGACGGCGGTTGCAACCGACTCGGTCCTCCCCATGCCAGAGTGGCCGAGGACTTTCATCGATATGAGCTTGGCCCCAGGCGCAATGCCCTTGGCCAGACCCTTGTTGGAGGCGATCACTCCTGCGACATGCGTCCCGTGCCCGAGCGAATCGAAAGGGTCGGTATCCGCCGTGAAGTTCCGGTGATCGACAACCACATCAGTGAGCGATGGATGACGGGCGATCCCTGAGTCCACCACCGCCACCGTCACGCCTTCCCCCCGGGTGCGCCGCCACAGTTCGGGGATCCCGTAGCTGCTCACACCCCAGTCAACCCCCTCCTGCACCGAATGCGGCACATGGAGGAAGTCAACGGTGTACGGAGGAAGGTGGACGATGTCACTCATCGGTGGCCAGGGCCCTGATGATGAGTTCCAGGATCGGGATCAACACCTTGGCGATGAGCGCCCAGTCGAACCCTTGGGCCGCGCACTCCGCACCGAGGGCGAAGCTGCTGACCGTGTCATAGTCCTCGGTCCAGTCATCCGGCTTGGTGGCGAGGATCTTAATGTCCTCCTCGCTCAGGACGGGGATGACCAGCCGGGCGATCTTGTCCACCAGTTCCCAGTTCTTCATCGGGCCGGCGGTGCGGTCGAAGCTCTTCACGGCGTCGATGATCTGCGTCAGCACCTCGCGGTGGGACAAGAGCCATCGGAGAATCTTGAGGTTCATTCGTCAGTCTCCATCACGTCCAAGCAGGCTATGGCCACAACGGCGTGGCCGGCGATATCCAAAAGGGTGTCCCTAATATCAATTGTCCGGAGTTCACCCCGGAGCCTGCGGCACTTCTCCCCAACCCGGGCGATCTGGTATTTCCAGGGGTCGATCCCGTCCTCCAGCACCCCGAGGGCGTTGGAAAGCGGGGCGTCCTTGCACCCGTAGTACCCTCGCTTCCTGGTCAGCAGGCTGTGCAGCTGCTCGCAGATTTCCAAGTAGGGATCACCATGCGATTTCTCGGGCTGCCTTGACCAGCCTTCCGTACTCCGCCCAGAAACTGGGGTGGTGGTGCGGGTCCGCGTCGTTGTCTTCCGTGTCGATGAGGTGCGAGCAGCGGGCATGGGCGTATTCCTCCATAAAAGTGTCGATCAATCCCTCTCGTCCCTGCGAATCGCTGATGCAGATCACGCCCCGGTCCACTTCGTAATCGAACTCAAAGTAGCCCAAGTGATCACGCATCTTGCTGCTCGGCCGCAGGTACACTCTCACCGGGTAGGGCAGGGGAAACCGCTCCTCCGCCCACCTCTTTAACCGTCGCAGCAATTTCCTCTGAAAGTCGGCTGGCATCCGTGAGCCTCGCGATCAGCAGCCACTCTTTGCCGTTCCGACGATGCAGGACCACGGGGATCTTGGAACCGGCATCGCGGACGGCTTGCTCCATCCACACATAGGGATTGCCCCGCTCGGTCCTCTTGACCTCCAGGTGGATGTTTTCCTGCGAGCAAACGACATCCGGCGATTCGGTCCCGCCGGCAAACTGCTGGCCCCGTCTGGCGCAACCGCCCACCGCCGCCACCCAGGCAGCGGCAGCGTCCCTTTCCCCCCGAGCGCCCTTGTCCCGTGATCTCATCGGGCCCACCTCGCGGAGTGCAGCTGGGCGTGCCTCGCCTCCACCTGACTCAGGTAGGGGAACTGCTCGGTGATCAGCTTGATGGTTTCGTCGGCGCGTTTCTTGTCCAGGACGCGGGCGTTCTGCCCAATCCAGGAACCAACGGCATTCCCGAGCTTGGTGTCCTGAGTACCGCTGGGCTCCCACCAGTAGTCGATGGTGTAGTTCGTCGTCTTTGTCCGGTCACCGATCAGCATTCGTCCACCTCCGGTGCCGAAGCCAGCGTGTACATCACATCCATAACGTGGTGCGGCCGACGCTTGGCCGCGTTCACGGACATCAAGTAGCCGGTCAGGGTTTCCCCGGATCTCAGGTCTTGGAGATCCCCGAGCAGCCGGCCGTACTCATCCCTTAGCCAGTCGGCCGTGATCAGGCGGAGCCTGTCGTTCTCGGCGTGAAGTTCGATCCAGTCCAAGGCGTGCTGGCGTGCTTCGTCGTCGCACCAGACTCCCATGGGGGTCATGTACACCGTAGCCCGAGCCCTGAGCGCGGGGCAGTACATCCGGAGGTCGTAGGTGTCATGCCGCAAGAGGCGGGTGACGGTGACTATGGGGTCCGCGTGTTCCATCCCCTGACATTCCTGTGTCGTTGTTCGTCGTAGTACTCAGGCAGCGGTTCTGGGTCGTACCCCAGATGCTTCTTGTGTTTCAGGCTGGCCAAGAAGGCCGGGTCGTAGTTGTCGGGATCGCAATCCTGTTTAACGCCCAACAGTATACGAGCGTTCAGGTCTACCAGTCCAGTAACTCTGCTGCCGGAATGAAGAACTGTATGACAGTTGGCGCAGAGCCGAAGGTAATTTCGGATGTCATGCTTCCTTCCAGCGCCGCCAACGAGGTGGTGAACCTCCAGCCGGCGGCGGCCATCGGACTCAGGCCACCAACAAACGGCACAGCAGCGATGCTCGGCCACCCATTCCAGCAGGGCGGAGCGTTCAGACTTGTTCACTGATCCGCTCCAGGTCACGGCGAAGGTAGTCGATGCACTTCTGGAGCCGGATGATGGCTTCCTCGGCACGGCCTTGGCAGGAGCTATTGCAAGCGTGGCAGACCACTCCACGGAAGTGACCGCGGCAATGGCAGTGGTCGAACTTTTGAGCGTACGAGCTTTTCAATCCAGCGCCGCAAGACTGGCATACTGGTATTTGAAGAAAGGTTGCGACCTCTTCAGTCGTCAGGCCGTAGCTCCATTGGCGTCGATAATTGCTTTCACATTCTTTGCAATTCGTCCTGCGGCCATCGCGACCGCCGGGGCTGCCGGGATAATCGCACAGTGGCAGATAACGCAGGCACTTTCTGCATGTCTTCCTTGCTTCAACTATCACGCTCCTTCACGCTTCCCGCTCCGTAGGGTGCAGGGAGTGTACGGCAGTCCACCTTTAGGGTCAAAATGCGTTGTCGCTTTCCAAATTCGCGAATCCAGAACAGACCCCCTCCCATGCCGAGAGGCAGGAACGCCTGTCGGTAAGCCCTTGGGGCTGCCAGTCAACGCCTTATCGTTAGGCTCTCGGCAAATGGACCGGGACGTGGGGGTTTCGCTGGATCAACTACCAGCCCGTTGCCCGGGGTTTCGCGCGGTGACTAGCTGACTTGTGCGGACTGGCCGCTCCTGCGTAGGCAGGCGTTTCTTTATGCTGGTGCTGAGATTTCCGTGCGGGACAACCAGAAAATGACGCACGCTGTCTATCAGTTACTGTCTCGGGGCCCTGGCTTTCGTTCTGCCGGCTTTTCAGCCCTCGGAACGTGCTGGGGTAGCCCCAGCTGCCATCGCCCCTGTACGGCCCTCCTGTGGCCTGTAAAAGTAAGAGTCATCCTGACTGAAATCCCACCCGCCCTCGGCGTGGTAGGTCTGAGACTGCGTTATATACCCACCCCGCCTCGCGGATCCACTCAAACCCACAAAAAATCCGTCCCTCCAGACGATTCTGTTCGTCGGCAGGGCGGCGATGTTCCCGTCAGCCAGGGCCAGGACGTGGGCGCACTTGTTCTGGTCGGGCTGTAACACCCAGCCAGGATGGGGATCGGGCAACCAGTCAACGGTGAACAGGTACTTCCCGGGAACCTCTTCCTTGGGGAGGTAACATACGCACGGATGGTCAAGGAGGTAGGCGAACGTGGTCACTACGGGCCGGTAGGTGAAGCAGTCCCACAGCTGGAGGTCTGTGATGGGGCGGTCCTTGGAGATTGGCCGCGTGGACAAAGCGTGAAGTGGAACGTGACGGTAATGCGCTCCTGACTGAAGCATTACATGGAACGCCAGGGCCCGCCCGGTGAATGACGAGATGGCAAAAGCGTAGCCCTTCTCCATGCCCCCGCCCTTGGCGACGAACTTGCGCCGCACCCAGACCGGGAGGTAGGGAATGTCAGCGTTCATTCCTGAACCTTCGTTCCAATGTCATATGGATACCCATCCTCGGGATCGTCGGAGGACGTGCCCTCGTAGTGGTTGTCCCACCAGGGGAGCTTTGAGTCAGGGAGTTCTTCGATCATGTTTCCAGCCATGGATAATCCTGCGAATAGCGGCATTAGGCCCGGCTCAGGTGGGGATAATTAGATGGTTCTCACTCTTCCCAGATGCGGCCCGGTACGCCACCCATCGCCATTAGACGCCTGTGGAACTCTCGCAACGAGCGTCCATCCATACACTCGCCCTGCGATGTACCATCGCCCGGTGTAGCGTGCGGATCGGGTGTAGATGCGACAGGGTGCGGGCTATCAACGTCGGCCCGACTGATAGCCCCAACGCTTTCGCCATTGGCAAGCATTTCATTTAGGTGCATCATGCGAGCGGCCAGTTCGGCCCCAATGTTTCGTTTCATGTGATAACCACGCGATGCAGCGGACATCTCATCAACCTCGTCTGGCATGGTCGCTCCTGTGTTCGATGCCGCTGATCGCTGGCGTTCTCAGGAAAGTCGCTTGAGTAGGCCGCGAAGCGCATCTGACGCTTTCTCCAGATGCCGAATCTCTTGCGCGTAAATCTTTGGTTGCATTCGGCTGCAAGCCACATCCAGCGAGTTCATGCCGAAGCCAACCGCCTCCCGCTCCTCGTCAGTCAGTGCTGGTGCGGCGAAAAGCGGCACAACCTCCCCAACTGGCTGGCAGTTTGCGAAAGCCTCAGCGTCCTCACGGTTCGCGTGCAGCCTTGAGTGTATTCCGGTGATGTCCCGTACAACCCACCCGACAGGCTCCTGAGAACCAAGCATTGGAGCAGACCCGTCAGCGTCCTGTGTCATATCAACGTCCTTTCTCGGGCTGCTCAATGCAGCCGTTCTGTGGACTACTTGCCGTCCGTTGGCGGGGCCGGTAGCGGCATCCAGTGGGTAACCTTTGCATCCTCCGACCCAACCGCCGTCAACACAATCCAACGCTTTTGCTCTGCTCGCCAGCCAATCGTCACTCGCTCGCCCGACGCCCCCCACGCAGAGTCGATCTTCACCAGCACCGACTTCATCAGTGGCGGTAGCCGCTTGTTCTTTGCGGAGGCCCATCGCCTTGCTGTCTGCATCGTCAACTCCTTTCACTACGCTCCCAGAACCAAGCGATGCAGCGGACTGACGCCGCTGATCGCTGGCGTTCTGTGGCTACTTGCTCGCCCGTGATTTGGCGTGCAGCGCCACCACCGTCAGCCCGTCAATCGCCGCTGCTGCGTGAAACGACGCCGCCTGCTTGGTGCCGAAAACCATTGGCTCGTACAGCCCGCCCCTTCGTCGCAGCCCCCACAACACAGGCCGCGATGTGTAGCGAGGCTTGGCTTTTTGCGACACGTTTCCCCGACTTGTCGTCGCCCGAGTCATATTCGTAATCCGTCGCTTTCCGTTGGTTTTCCAATACGTTCGATTCGCCCCAGAACCAGCGGATGAAGCGGACGGCGGGGCCGCCGCTTATCCTGCGTGTTCTGTGGGCTACTCTGCCTTCCATCCATTGTTGATGTACGCCAGCACGGCCTGAAATGCCGCCACCTCGCCGGCCGTCCTGGCGGCATCTGCGGTCAGTGGCTCGCCGCCTGCCTTCGCGATGAGCCCTATGGTTTCCAGCCGCGTCTCGCGCTTCTCAATCTGCCACCTCATCCAGTCGATGAGGCTGCCATGCTGCCTGTTCATGGCATTGCAGAAAAACTCCTGCGAGTCGCGCAGCCCCGAGATGAGGTTGTCTCGCCGCTTGATTGCGTTGTAGATCATTTCGATTCTCCTGTTGTGTCATCCAACAAACCACAGAACCACGCGATGCAGCGGACATCTCATCAACGTCTTTCGGCATGGTGTGTCCTTTCATTGCTGCCGCTGCCCCTAATTTCATTAGTGTTACTTATCAAGACAGATATGTTTCGCAAACGATCCAGTGCCGCAGCGGCGAAGTGGTCACGGTCGGTCATTTGCTCATCATCCAGAGGCCGATGTTCGCCGTTCCGTAGCTGCACCACATGATGAAGCCGGCGTAGTTTCCTTTAAGGCCTTGCTCAATGCCAACGAAAAAATAGATACACATGGAGATCAGGATCAGTGGTCCGCTCATTTGGATGCCAGCTGCTTTCGTAGGTGCTTGATCTCCTCTGCCGCCTCGGCCAGCAGGGCCAGGACAGACGACGGCCCGACATAGTTGACAACCGACCACGCCCCGTCCCTTGAGATCCCCTGGCCGCCGAGCAGCTGGTAGTCATGGATCGCGGCGTCGATCCGCTCCTCAACGTGAACCATCTCTGTCCTCCACCATGGCGCGGATGGCGTCCAGCACATTGCGGAGCGCCTGAAAGTTTTCGGCCAGTGCCTGGACCTCATGCTCCAGATCACGGACCCGGTTCTGGTCATGCTCGCTGACAAGGTTCATCACTCACCCCATACGTTTGCGAGTTTTTGGCGCAGGAGGAAGTTTTCTTCCGCCAATGTCTGGATGCGTTTGCGCAACGTAGCGATCTCGTTCTTCAACTTCTCCTCCTCCGCTGACAAAGGCTCCGGTTTCTCCATCGACAAGATCCAGTAGGTGGTGTGGGTAAAGGAAAGCTCGCAGTGATTCGGCGTGCCGCAGGAACCTCTTGGGGGCGACCAGCGTGGGGACGTTGTGCCTCCGCCCCCGGTCGTAAACGTCCTCCTCCTTCCAAGATTCGTCCCGGTCAAGGGGCGTGAGCCACACCCAATGTCCGGTGGGCTTGCTGAGGTAGACATAGGCGAGGTGCTGGAGTCGCTCGCGTCCAAGACCTCGCATGTCGTCAACGAAGACTGTGTCATAGGGATAATCCTCCGGTGAAGTGAATGAGAGAGATCGCTCCTTGATCTCTATCGAAACGAGCCCAACGGCATCGGGAGACTCAACGTGGTCCGTGTTCTTGTTGTGTCTCGCAATGATCAGCTTCTTCCCGTGGGCGACCGCCAGCCCTTCGCTGCGACGGTCGCCCACCCACCTCCGCTCGGCGTCCTGGCCGCTACGGAGAGCCGACTTGAACGAACGCATTGCCCCTCCATGAAAGATTGGGAATCTGCCACTGGCACCCTCCGTGGCCGCAGAAGCGGCATCCGCATCTCGGGTGGCCGATCCAGCCGAAGCCTCTCGGCCTGGACGAGGATCTCGGCCGGCGTCGGATCGCCGGGGCGAAGGCCCTCCTCCAGATACTCCAGGTACTCGCTGATCGGCTCGGCCACCCGAAGCTCCTCGCAGCGATCACGCACGTCAGCCGCCCAAGCGATGGGCATGGCGAACATTTCAGCGATGTCGGCGTCATCCAGCCCGGGGTCACGCATGGCGACGAGCGCCAGCCGCTCGCGGGACGGGGGGCGGGGCAGCTTTTTGAGGAGCCTCACCGCCCCCTCGGTCTGTGCCACATCCAGTCCGAGATCCGCTGCCACCCACTTCGCAGCCTCCTTGTTGATCAGGCACCGATGGCGGATCTGCCCGGCGAAAGCCAAAGCATGCCTTAAACGAAGTCCACAATCTCCGAAAGAAACCTTGCTCATCTTTCCTTACCTCCGTGATGAACTCTTTGGGAAACACATGCCGCGTATCGAACACTTCCAACAACGACTCCACCGTCTCGTCCAGTAGCAGGTCAGGCCGTTTGTCGCTCACTGCGCCTCGTCCTTTCTTTGATGAACAGATCCCTGATCCACCCCTTGGTGTTGTTGACGGCCCAGTTGATGTAGCCCGGCGGCAGAGCCCCCAACTTGACGTGGTGGTACTGGCCACGCAGGGGATTTCGGTATGTTCCGACCGACCGCGTGGACCGGGCGGCGATGTCAACCACCTGCCCCGAGACGCGACCTGCACCCCGACCATGGGTGTTCTTGCGCATCTCTTCGATCTGTTTCGCGGCGGCGATCTTGGCCGCCTCCTTGGCCGCCAGTTCCCGCATCTGCTCTTCAGTCAGCGGCGTCTTCTCGGCCGCGCGCTTGACAGCATTCCGGACTTCCTTGTCGCCCTCGCAGAACATGTCCACGGACGTGATGAGGGAGTGGTCCAAGGATCCGGTAGTGCAGTCAACGATCTTGAAATGAGGCTTGCCGCTATCTCGGATCCTTCCAAGACGGCCGGGTGCATCCGAGCCTTCGTAGTCAACAACACCGGGGAGAGGGCGAGTGGCTCGTCCAACGCACTGAAGCCAAAACGACCTGGAGCGGGTGGGTCGGCCGAGGATAAGAGTCTGCGTGGGAGGAAAGTCAAAGCCCACGGCAACGACAACGCAGTTGACAAGAACTTGCGCCTGTCCGCTTTTGAACTGTCGAAGTGCCTCATCACGCTCCTCCGGATCCTGCGTGCCCCAGACCTCCACCGCCCTGATGCCGTAGTTGTTGCGGAGGTAATTGGTCGCGCCGTGCATGGCGAACACGCTGCCGGCGAACAGGACAGTGGGCCCCTCCATCTCCTCGGCGCAGATCATGCACAGCCGGTGAAGGTTGGCCTCCTTGTTCAGTTCGACTTGCAGGGCCTGCTGGGCGTAGTCGCCGTTGACGATCTTGACCTGTGACAGATCAAGACCTTCGACACGGGCGAGCTTGCAGACCGGTGGCACGGCCCAGCCATTGTCGATGGCCCACCGCAGGTCGTATCCGCCGATGAGTTCGTTGTAGAAGTCCATCACGCACCCTTGAGCATGGCCTTGCCGTCCATCCGGAAAGGCGTGGCCGTGAACCCAGCCACCATCGCACCCTGCTCCTGGAAGTACCGGAGCATTTCAACGACCGCCTCGGAACACATCAGGTGAGCTTCATCGACAATCACCAGCGAGATGTCGGTGAACCGCTTGTACCTGTACTCCCCGCCCCGCTTGCTCAGGAGGGTTGGCTTACAAGCCACCACAACCTTGGTGGGGAACATGTCATCCTCGTCCGACACATAGTCAGCCATCTCAATGCCTGGATCGGACTCGCAGATTTCCCTGACCTTGTTGACCGTCTGCCAGACAAGCTCGCGCAAGGGGCAGATGATCAACGTCCGGCCGTGGATCCTGTCGGCCATGGTGACGAAGCAGACGGTCTTGCCAGCCCCGGTAAAGAGGTGGTTAAGAGTCGCCTTTACGCCCCGACGCATGGCGTCCAGGTTCTGAGTGACAAGCTCGTCTTGGTAGTCGCGTAGTTGCATGGTGTTGTGTTAGAGAAGGCCCGGGGGGCCGGGACGGAGAAACCCGACCCCCCGGGCGGCGCGCACTCTCAACGGAAATCGGTAGCGAACTCTTCCTCCATGGCCTGCTCGCGCTTCTTGCCGCCGAGCAGCTGGAGCTTGTGAACCTTGACCACCAGCTTGCTGCGTGGTTGGCCGTCCTTCTCCCACCGCTGGGTCTGAAGCTCGCCCTCCACCAGCACCGAGGTGCCCTTGGTCAGGTAGGGCAGAACCCCGCCGACCTTCCACTGTTCACAGTCGAAGAACTCAACGCTGTCCTTGTAGCCATTGACGGCAAGGCTGTACTTGCCGACCTCCGACTCACCGACCATCCGGCTCTCGGCGTCCTTCGTCAGGTTGCCGACACAAATGAAACGCTGGTAACCGCTCATGCTTTGATCTCCTTCTTCCAGACCTTCTTGAACTCGGCCTCGCACCTGCGAAACACTTCCGCCGGCACGGCCTTCTCTCGCACTCGCAACTCCACCAGATCCAGATGCTTCTTCGCCTCGGCTTCACTCGGGGCCTTGGCAATCGCATCCAGCGCACCCTGCTGGTAGACAAGGTGCTTCGCACCGTTGGCCGGCTCCTTGGCCTGTGCCGAAACGCTCTGCCCGTCGTCGTCGGCCTCTCCGGAGAAACCTCCGGTGAGCGCCATCAGGAGCGTGCGCTTGGCATAGGTCATCGCCGCACCGAATCCCTGCATGTCACCCTTGGGGTTCATCAGCGGAGCAACGCCGCTGATCCACTGCCCCGAGGAGTGCCGCAGAGTCCCGACCACCACCCAGGCGCCGTTGACGAAGCCGGGTCGAAAGTCGGGAAGACACAAACCGTTCTTGTTCAACGGCCCGCGCAAGGCATCGCAGCACTGCGCGTAGCTCGCGAACTTGCTTTTGAAGTGCGGGTTCGCACTGTCGAAAGCCACAACCGGGTAATCCGCCTGGGCCTTGGCCAACGCCTTCGTCAGTTCCGCCGTCTCCGGGGAACTGCTCGGGCCCAAGATGAAATTGGAATCGTTCATAGAACCACCTCCTCCTCTTGCCTCATCGCCCACGCCGGAACCTCAAGCTCCGTGATCTCGTTCGACTCCTCGGGCATGTACACGCCCGTGGCCCGACGCAGGCGCACCTGCTCCATCACGCCGCGCAACCGCTGCCCGGCTTGCTCAACCATTTGCTCGGGGAGATAGAAGACGCGGCAGCCGTAGGGCGGCACGGTCTGCACAAAAACGAACGGCATCCGGAAGTCGCCGTACCCAAGAGCCTTTGCGCCCTCGGTGTAGAGCCACGCCTGTTCTGCGTAGCCGTAGTCAATCGCACTTCGATAGATGCGATCCCACCCGTGGCTGGTGGTCTTGAGATCCCACCACAAGGTCGGCGTGCAGGCATCCGGCCGGACCTTCAGGAGGTGACCGTCGATGTCAAAAAACACCGACCACTGCGTGCCGGTGGTCGCCTGCATCAACTCAAAGCACGGGCGGCAGGCCACCATGCTGCGGTACATCTCGGAGTACTGGGCCCGCTCGTTGGCCGAGCAGACGATGGCCGTCTGGCTCGCCGCCCACTCCTTGTACGCCTTGGTGGACCGTGAGCCGTTGGCACCCAGCACCTCTTCCGGCGGGACCACCAGCAGGTCGTCGTAGTTCTGCCCCTCCAGCACGCCCGTGATCAGGGAATCGAAATCAGACCCCTTGGCCGTGGCGGCATTGCCCCCCCACAGGCTGCGGCCCTGGTCCTGCCATCGCTGGGCCTCGCCGCCGAACTTGGCGACCGAATGCAGGAACGAACGGCTGTCGCCGGGTGCCCTGCGGTAATCCTCGTTCGACATCCCGACCACCTTGGCCGGCAATTCACCGATATCCATGCGTACACCTCCGTTAAGAAAAGCCCCGTCCGTGGGGCAGGAACAATCCATTAGGGCCTCCTTGCCCGAGACAACTCCGTGAGCGCTTCTGCCAGCTGTCCAAGCACCAGAAGGGTGCAGACCAGCCCCAGCGTGTTGAGCCAGATGGCGGCCGTCAGGGCCGCGAGCCAGAGGGCCCGTAAAATCCACCAGTCACGGGCCAGAGCCCAGGTGACGAGGGCAAAGAGGGCGCTCCTATCCAATTGAGCTAGGGGTGCTCTGGTTGGATTGTAGCGATTTTTCGTCGCTGACCAACCGTGCGCTTCGTCTCTGGAGGGTATTCCCCCTGACCAGAGGTGCGCACCATGACGCTCGTTGAATTCGCTTCTGCGTACTGCAATAGAGTCGGCGGATCGCCCGGCTACCTTGAGCAGCTGGTCGTCCTGTGTCGCAGGTTGCCATGGACGCCCGAGGAGCTTACGCCCGACAAGATCGACCAGTACCTGACGGAGGCCCTGAAAACGCTGGCCCCATCGACCGTAGATAACCATCGCAGGATGCTCCGTTCCCTGCTGAAGTTCGCCGCCTCCGAGCGGCTGGTGGACGCCAGTATAGTGCGCCCCCTCCGCCGCGTCAAAGTCCCAGAGCCCAACCCCATTGCGTGGAGCCATGAGCAGATCCGGGGCCTGCTTGCGATGGCAGCGCAGATGCCGGGGCGTACGCGCCACTGCCCGCTGAATGTTCTGTTGCCGGCGTGGATTCTGGCCGCCTACAGCACCGGCCTTCGTCTCAACGATTTGCTGGCGATTCGACATGATGCCATCCGTGGCCAGAGAATCCTCATCCCGCAGGCGAAAACCAGCCATCCGCACGTCGTCTACCTGGACGACAATGCGATGCGTGCCATCGCTCTGCTCCCCCGCAAGGGGCCCCGCATCTTCGGGGACTTGATCGGAAGGAGCCGGATGATAGCGGCCATGCGCCTCTTGGTCAAACTGGCCGAGGCATCCGGATCCACCAAGTACCTGCGTAGGTCAGGGGCAACTTATGCCGAAATCAACGGGAAAGACGCGACCAGACACTTGGGACATAAGGATCCCAAGATGAAGTCCCGGTACATCGACAGGCTGCTGTACGCGGAGGAAACCCAGCAAGAGCAGCTGGTGCCGCCGATAGAGCTAGCGGTCCAGAACCCCTAGCACTTGGAGTGGATCCAGTGCTGTTTCGGCCCGCTTCTTGTCCCGGGCCCGCTTCGCCGCCTCGGCCTGGATGATCTTGTACAGCAAGTACATGTCCTGCTGCTCCTTCGGCATGGCCCGCAGGACATCCTCGGGGACGGTGACGTTTTCGTAGGTTCTCACGCCCGGGGTGGTGGAGAGCAGCTGGTTCAGCATGTCTCTCGCCGCCAGCCTCTTGGTCCGCTCTTGGTCCACGTCCTGGAACTTCAGACCCGTCAGCGTGTTGACGGCGAGCTTGCTCCACTTCTCGGATGGATCTAAGCGGTCATCCGCCAGTTGGCGCGCCGTCCCGAGGATTCGACTTCCGCCTGGGAGGTTTACCAGCAGCTGCTCAAGCGGCCTGCCCGGCGCACCCAGAGTCTGCTCCAGCATGGAGTACAGGTCGCTGAGTTGCCGGCCGCTATAGAACTGCCGATTGGTCACCTGCTCCAGAGGTCCCTTGATCAGCGGGCTTGTCTGCCCGAGGACGTTGAGAGCCGTCTTGGACAGCGTGTTGCCAACAACCTCCAAGGGGTTGTTGCCCACGCCCGGGGTGATCAGGTTGATCGCGGACTCAAAGGGCAGATCGATGTTGGTGAGGTATCTTCGCAGCGGCGAGTTTTCGTCTAGGCCAAACAGCATGCCGGCCGGCAATGGAATGGCCGCGCTTTGCCGCAGGTATTCGGGGGTGAAGTTGTCTTCGGTGGGCGCCGAACCACGGGTGATGGCGCGAACGCTCTGGCCCATGAGCCCTGCCGGCCGCTCCAGAAGCTCATCCCCGATCAGGGGCATGATGCCTCGCGTGTACGAATAGAACGGAAAAACCCAAGGCTTCAGGACGTTGCGCTCAAAGTCCGTGAACGACTCGGGCCGGTAGTCCACCTGCGTCAGGTTGGCAATCCTTGCCGCCTCGGATGGCGCGGCGCCCTGTCGGATCTGGTTGAGGTACGTGCCGTAGCGATTGCCGGCGTCGGTGACCTCGGCGCCACGGTCGAATGCCTCCAGGATCGGATTGCGATTGCCGTTGCCGCCCCGCACGGCAAACGGGTTGTAGTCCCTCGCGGCCTCGCGCAATGTCCTGTCCGGATTCCAGAACCGCCTGCGAAGATCGCCGGGCTCAGGCCGCGCCCCGCCTGGGTACAGTTCCCGCATGCCGGCGTTGGCCACGCCATCCAACATCTCGTCGCTGGCCGTGCTGGTGCCCAGCCCCTCACCACCGGCATCTAGGAGGAACTTCCGCACCGCCTCCTCCGGATTGGTGCGAAGCAGTTCTTCGTACTCCGGAAGGCCAGCCAGTCTGGGCGGAATCAGGCCGCCGAGCATCGGCTTCACCAGGGGGTCGTAGTTGCCCTTGCGTAGCTGAGTGCCGACATACCAGTCCACTGGATTGAATGAGCCCCGCATTGCCGCAGCGAACGCTCCGCTATATGAGTCACGCGACAGCCGGGAGGGAGACGCCAATGCCAGCGTCTTAAATGAGCGGAGGAAGTCGGTGGCTTTCTCAGCAACCGGAGAAAGCTCGGGAGGCATTCGCCCAGAGTCAACGACTCGCGACCAGTCGTCGATGAACTTCTTGGGGAACGATACCTCGGACAGCGGTCGCCCGAGGGTGCGCTCCAGAACACTCACCGCGTCTTCGCCCTTCATGCCTAGCTGCGACAGCGCCTCTTCGGCCGTGTAGTTGACGCCCCCGACTACACCGTCTGCGTTGAGCTTCTCCGCCTGCTTCTTCAGCAGCTTCAGCATGAATTCCGCGTCGGTTTCAACCCGCCCGCGGCCGGTCACATACCGGGACATCTCATTGAAGGAGTTCTGGCCAAAGATTGGGGTGTTCTTGCTGGCGTGCTGGGGATCCATGGCTCGCAGGAAATCCGCGAGCTTTGAGTACATGGACCCGGCCCACTCTTGACGAGCCACCTCGGGGATCTGGGCTGTCACGGAATCCAGCTGTCGCCGCAGTTCACCGACCCGGTGCAACTCGCCGCCGGCCTCCGCTGCCCGCACTTGCTCCTGAAGTCTTGCAGCCTGCTCTGCCAAGGGATGGCTTTTGGGGAGAGGCGGCGCTTCGTACAGATAGCCCGGCTCATCGGCAGACGCCTTGAGGGAGTCGATCTGTGCTTGGAGCTTGTCGGTCGCCTCGGTCGATCCGCCGGCCCTTCCAAACAAGCGATCCTTCTGGGCTGTCAGGTCGTCAATCTGATCTTGGAGCTTGGTGTCCTTCGCGTCCATCCAGCCGTACAGGCCGCCCTCGTCCGAGAGGTTCTGGGCCGCCCACCGATCCAGCAACTCGCGAGCTTGGATGTTGTCTGCGTTTCGCAGCGCGGCCGGAAGGTCGCGGTCCATTGACATCCGGTTGATGGTGTCGCTTCCGCCCATCACGTCCAAGTCTTCGCGACGAGAGCGGCCGAAGTTGTCAGAGAAGTTCACCCGCTTGTTGCCGCGAGTGTACTGCCTCTTCACGCCCTCCGGCGGCGTGACGCCCTTGGGCCACTGCGGCGCTTGGGGAACATCAAACGCTGTCTGCTGGCGAGGGAAGAATCCCGTGCCAGCCCGCGAGTTCATCTCGTCCAGACGCAGCCCGCGCTCCTTGGCCCGAACCGGAGCCACGTCCCGATAGCCCTCCCAGAAGCCAGTCAGCCTCTGCATCTCTGGGAGATCGAACAGTCCAAGGATTTCCTCGGGCACAAGATCGGGCCGCTCGGCGTAGACCCGCAGGGCTTCGGAGATGATGGGGTTGTTGAGCGAGTACCCGTTTTCCCGCAGCGCCTCGTCGGCCTGCATCTGGATGTCGCCCAGCATGCGACGATCCTTGGCGAGTCGCTGCCGTCGCAACGAAGCAAGCTCTTTTGCCTCCCACTGGCGGTCGTAGTCGGTCATCCCCAGCACGTCAGCATCGCCCACGGCGGCGTTCAACCGCGTGAGCGCTGGGCCCGTGTAGGGATTGGTCATCAGGCCCTCGCCCAAATCGTCGCCCACCTTGGCAACGTAATCACCAACCCTCTTGCCAAACAGGTCCGTGGCGCCTTCCGAATAGACGGGAATGCCGATGCGATTCATCCTGGCTAGCGGGGCGTCCAGCGCTTGGTCTAGGGCTGCGTTGTACGCATCGCCCTCCAGGCCCTTCAGCGAGGAGAGGTTCTGTGCGAATCTCTTGCGAGCAGTCTCGGCCGCATCGGGCGCCATGTCGCTCAGGATCTTGCGAGCCGTGGCCTCGCGCATGCCCTGCCGGCGACCCATGTTCATGGTGTTGCGGGCGTACAGATCGAAGTCCTGGAGCATGCCGGACTTCTGTGCGGCCTTGCCGACGAGCGTCTTGGCCGGGGCGCCAAGGAGTTGGTTCATGCCGAACGACATGTAGGTCAATGGATCTAGGGCCGCCTCCGCAATCAGCGAGCCTGCGAAGTTGCCCCACGTATCTTCGTCGCCAGCCATTCCGTACTGGCGCAGAAGCTCACGCCCGGTGACGCGGTCGTCGCTCGTCTCCCACAACGCCGACAACGCTTTGCCCGGGCCTTCTGAGAGGAGCCCGCGAACCATCGAACCGGGGGTGTCCAAGATCCACCCAAGCCCAGCCAAGCCACTGGAGCCCGCAGAGGCAAGAGTGCGGAGCATGCTGCTCTGCTGCTCTTCCGGCATGAGGTCGGTGATCGACGGCTTGCGGCGCCTAATGGGCGCAACGCCGATGGGCTCAAAGTCCGACAGCCCGAGATCCGTTTGATCTTGGAGGATGCCGTACGGATCGTACAAATCGAAGAGAGGCGAGCGGGCCATTTACATCATTGGGTACGAGCCGTCTGGCATCCGGCCCGGGTCGCCGTGACCTTCGGGCAGCGGCAATGGAGCGTCGTTGCGGGCCGACCCAGGCCGCGGAGCGGCCCCTGCCGGCGGCCTGACTCGCAGATGCGCCACGGCGGCGTCACCCATTCCCGGGTGCTGGCGTTCGACGGCGTTGCGGACCTCTTCGACATCCGCGTAGTCGTACATTCCATCCCAGCCTCTCGGATATTTCTTGATCAGCTGATCCGCCCGGGCAATCGCGGCGTCACGCTGCATCTGCTGCCACTGCGCCTGACGCATGCCGTCTTCGCCTTGGAAACCCTCGCCCGCCGCCCTCTGCCGCGCAATCTCAAATGCTCGCTGGTGGTTGGCCGCCTCCACCGCAGCCCGCTCCCGGCCACCCGGCAGCGCGTACTGAAGCTGCTTTTGCCGTTCGGCTTCAGGCAGCATGGCCAACTGGTTGTAGAACGCACGGTTGCCAGAGTTGAGGTTCTGAGATCCACCAGCCAGCATGGCGACGGCGCGCCAGTGAGCAAGACGCCCGTCTTTTGCTTGTTTCAAATCGGCGCTGCGCCGCTTGTTGTTGTCATTCTGTTGCTTGCGAAACTCGTCTGTTGGAACCAAAACCTGCTGCGGACCAACTGGCCCCATCCGCGTCTCAACCCTGTACTTTCCTTTGCCTCCCAGCGACTCTTGCGGGGCCGTTAATCCTGGCCGCATTCCTCGCAGTCCAGGCATGCCCTGAGTTCCGGTTTGCACCCCCTCCAGCTGATACGCCACACCGTCCGGAGTGTATACGGGAACGAATCCACGCCGCCGCATGTCAACGTCTTGTTGCGAGGCGGTGAACTCTCCGCGCTGCGGCACCCCGCCGGCAGCGGGGTCGGAGACTCCCATGCGTGCCTGCACGCCGACCGGCAGCACCTCATCCGTGCGATAGCGTTGCGAGTAAGCCTGAGCTTCCTCGTCAGTGTCAAAAGGATCCGGTGTGTCGATTGGCGCTCCGGTGTAATTTCTAGGCGCAGGGACCGGAGACACTGGCAGGCCACGCCGGGCCCTACGGAACTGGTCTTCTCTGGCGTCCTCGGCAGCTTGCGTTGCTGCATAGTCACGCTGAATGCCACGCTGGTATTCTGCGGCCCGATCTGATGCCCACTCCATTTCTTCAGGAGGAAGGGTAAGCCCGGTCGCGGAGTCGTATTCCGCCTGATCGGCGTCGGGGCTGACATTCCCTTCGCGGTACGGCCGGGCCTGTGCCATGGCGGCCCTGCGATTCTCGGCCAATGCGGCCCGATAACGCTGGCCGTACTGCTCAAGCGTCTCGCCGGGGCGGAGGCCGGGCTGGTTGACGATGTCGTTCAGTCGCTCTTGCGGATCCTCTGCGTTTTCGTCTCGCAGAACCGTATAGGCTGACGGCGCAGCCTGCGGCTTGGCCTTCGGCTTAACCGCTGGGTCGGGCGTGATCGGTGACGCCGAGGCGTCCAGATCGTTTTCGACGTTGTCCGGAGCCTTGGGCCGCAGGCCGGCACGCCGACGACTCCACTCCGCGATGACAGCCTGGCGCTCGGCGGCGTTTGGCATCTCCGCCGGGCGGCCGTTCGCAACGGCGTACAGGCCATCAAGCTCCTCGTCCGTGAGGTGAGAGAAGTCGGTCGTTGCCATCAGTTACTCCACCTCTGGTTGTCGCCCATTGCCTGAAGACGCCGAACTTCGGCCATGATCTGCGCGGCCTGCGGAACCTCGCCACCGGCCTGCCGGCGCATCTGGTTCAGCTTCTGGATCAGGAGCGTGGCCTGCCCGTGGTAGTCGGTCGGCATCTCGGGCTCATACCCGGGGGCATTGCGAGTCTCATCCGCCATAGCCAAAAGACGATTGGCCTCGGCCATCATTGCCTGCGCCTCGGGAACCTCTCCGCCAGCCGCTCGCCGCATGGCATTGAGCTTCTGGAGGATCTGGCGGGCTTCGTACGCCGGGTCGGGCTTGTTGGGAACGGATGCCGTGGACACGGGCTCGTCGCGCAGGTCGGCCGGGTTGCCGGATTCCACCAGATCGGCCGGCTCGCCCATGGGCTCCGCAGAAGCCTTGCGTGACCCGGGAGCCATGGAGGTCGGGGCCACCATCAGGCCGACACCACCGGCAGCAGCGGCAATCGCGGCGGCATCGGCAGCGCGATTCGGCTTCGCAGCCCGCGCAGCACGCGCAGCATCGTCGGCCTCGTTGATCTGACTGGCGGCGATCCTCACAAGCTCGGGGTTCTGGTTGCGAAGGTTAGCCATCCGGCCCGTCCGCAGCTGGTCGAACTGACCGGCGGCTTTGTAGAGCGCATCAAACGACGGGCTGCCGAGAGTCATATCGGGCTCGGGCGGCATGCCGGAATCCAGGCGGCGACCAGCCACCTGCACGTTCACGTCGGACGGGTAAAGGCGCTCGGGCTCAAAGCCGAACTGATTCTTCCACTGAAGCTGCTCTGCCTCCAGGCGGCGCAGGAAGTCCGGATCGCCAGCCACTCGGCTTGCACGCGCAGCGTCCGATGGGGAGACGCTGCCGTACATCCGGCGGCCCATGGCAATGATGTCGTCGTACTTACCCATTACTTCTTGCCCTTCTTCTTGGGAGCTTCACTGTCGCCCTCGTCACCAGACACCTCCAGGTCGAAGGCATCCCCCTCCTCAATCTCGGGCGTGTTGGGCTTGCCGTGCATCTCCTCGTCCAGGTCGGCCAAGTCGTTTTTCTTGGGCTTGGAGAGTCGATTCAGGATGGCCTTCTCCTCGGAGTCGGTGGCCGACAGAAGCTGTCGAACCATCCGCCGCAGGGCGGAGTTGGTCAGGTCGTTGAGGTCGAAGTCGATCTTTGGCATCACAGCAATCCAGAGAGAATGGAGTTCACGTTGAGCGATCCGCCCTTGCTTCCACCGAGAGAGCCCATCACGTTGCCAAACATGTTGCCCATGAAGTTCATGGACTGCTGCTGCATTTGCAGGCGGTTCATGTAGTCGTTCTGGGCCTGCTGCTCTTGCAGCCCAGCCAGTGCCATGCCGTAACGCTCGCGGCCAACGGAATCGCCCAGGCCGCGGTTGGCGTTGGCCCATGCATCGCTCATGCGGGCCTGCTCGCCCTTGGCCATGTTGTCGGCGTAGGACATGGCGCCCGAGATGGCTCCGAGGTAGTCTTGGCCCTTGCCATGCGAGATGCCGCCACGGGTGTACTGCTTGGCGTTGAACCGCGGATCCGCCGCCTGATCCGCTGCGGCCTTGTAGTAGTTGGCCTGGGCGTCAGTCTGGTTCTGCGCGAACGTCGGCGGCTGCGGCTGCGTGTACAGGTTGACGTTGGAGAACCCCATCAGAGCAGCCCCCCCAAGAGCGACGACACGCCACCGTATATGTCATTGAGCCACCCGTAGGCCATCTGCTGCTGCGACTGCTGCCGCTGCTGGGCGTTGTCACGCTGCCTGCCCAAGAGCCCGAGGCCGGCGAGAACGGATTCGTTCTGAGCGTCTTGGGCCTTCTGCGTGTATCCGGCCTGAGCCTGGGAGTTCATCCGGCTCAGGTCCATGGCTTGCTTCTTTCCTTCTTGGCGGTACACGTCCGAGAAGTGCTGTTGCAACGAAGGATCGCCGTAAAACCGCGGAGGCTCGGCCTCAAGGCGCCGCATCCCAGCCGATGCGTCATATCCCCGCGCCTGCGGATTGATGCTGGTGTTGAACTGCATCACCAAGCCCAGCCCCCACCGTACCAGCCCCGGTTGTTGGAGGCTTGCGGCGCCCGCCACTGATAGCTGTCGCGGGTGTTGTCCACAGGCCGGTTGTATTGCGTGTTGAATCCGTAATCGCTGCCGGCGTTGGCGCGGAACAGGGCGTCATACCCCATCCCGGCTCCTGAGTTCACGGAGTTCAGGATGTCGTTGTTCATAATCCCGGCGCGGTTCATGCGGAACTCGTCCTGCATGTTGCCCATGGCGCCACGGGCAAAGTTGCCGCTGTTGTTCAGGTCGCCACGCAGGCCGCCCAGGAAGCCCATGCCTGCCTGGAACGGGTCCACGGCGCTTTGCTTCTGCGAGCCGCCGCCGCGAGGGGCACCACCGCCGAACCCGCCCCCAAAGCCGCCGCCGTATCCGCCACCGCCGTAGCCGCCACTGGCAAGCCCGCCCTCGGGTCCAGAGGCGCTGAATCCACCGCCCCCAAACCCCATGCCGCCTGCATTCCCAATCCCCTGCAAGGCGCCGCCCAGCATGTTGTACTTGTTGGCGTCGGCCATGTTCTGGCCGGCTCCGACAGCCAAGGCGGTGCCGTACTGGCCAAGCTGGCCCATGGTGTTCATCCACCCGGCAGCCATGCCGTTGTAGGCGTTGGCGGCGGCGATGCTCTGGTTGGTCAGAGCGTTGTTTCGGCTGGTGCCCAGCTGGCCAAGCACGTTCCCGTAGCCAATGCCCATGTTGCCGATGTTGTTGAACAGCGACTGGTCCTTCGCGGACTGCGCGCCATAGGCGGCGTCAGACGGCCTCTGCTGCTGGGGCGGCGAGAAGGACGGGGCGCCCTGCTGCTGGGCACCGCTCTGGCGCGGCATGCCCCAAGATGGCTGCGACTGCTTCTGGCCGGCGGCCTGGAACGGATAGTTTGGCATGAGATCCTCCTACTTCTTATTGCCCCGGAAGCGGGAATTCCGATACGCGCCTGCGGCGAAATGATTCAAAATGGCCGAGATAACCAGCATTTCGGCGGCGTCACGCATTGCAGTCCAGGACCAGCGTGTCCGCTTCCTGTCTCTTGATGCCGAATACTGTGCAGGAGGCCACCCGCTTGGTCAGGGTGCTGCCGTCCCAGATCACGTCCACAACGATATCCACGTCGAACGGGTTCACGGGAAGCCCGGCGACAACCGGCGGCTGCTGGAGAACCACCGGGCCGAGCATGTTGATCTGGTCATACATCCACGTCTCGCTGTGGTTGTAGGTCGGCCCGTAATTGTGGGTTTCGTAGTTGTGCGAGACTTCGTTGTGGACCGACCCCAGGTTGATCACGTCGCCGTTGTTGATGACGGTGTTGTTTGCGACCGAGGTGTTCTGCACGGTCTGGTTGGTGGTGACCGTGTCGCCGTAGTTGGTGGTGTCGCCCTGGTTGATGATGTCGCCTTGGTTCACCACGTCGCCAGAGTTGGTGATCTGCGTAGCGTCCAGCGGTCCAGTGGTCACACTGTCCGAAGTCACGGGGCCGAGGTCAGCCGGGCCTTGGACGCTCAGGATCGGTTGGTCGAAGTACGGGATATCGCGCCACTCATCGGCGGGTGGGTAGGGAATCAGGGGCGGCACGTACGGAACGAACGGCGGAATGTCGATGAAGACGTTCTTGAGTTGCGGGCCCGAGATCCGGACGTTCGGCGGCGCTCCGGGCGGAGTAATCGTTGGGAAGAAATTGACCACGGGCTGCGTTAGCGCCACTGGCCCGCGATGCTCCAATGGGGCGGCGCAGTTGGCCATGCCCTGCATCATCTCCTTGGCGGAAATGTCCTGCATTCCCCCAAGGCGCAAGGCGTTCTCAATCTGGCCCGACTGGAGCGTGAACATTACTGTCCGACTCCCTCCACGGCTGCGCCGTACAGAATGGCCGACTCTCCCGATGGACGTGTCAGCGACAGGTTGATGGCGATGTGCCTGTCGCCTCCGGAAGACCTGTCGTCCACCCGGCCGGCGTAGTTGCAGATTGCGTATCCAGTGGCATCGCCAAGAGCCGAGCGAGTGGTCTTGAGGTTCAGCGTGGCACTGGAGCCGCCGTCCGTGGTGAAGCCGCTGCCGCGATCCGTTCGCACCGCCGCCGGGCGGGCAGTGGAGGAGTCGTTGTAGTGCAACGCCAGCGAGAGCGTGCAGTCGGCGGTGGTTGGTTGGTACAGCACCCTGACGGCGCGGCTGTTTTCGGTCATCGACAGCGGCATGTTGGCCGTGCGGTACTGGCAGGCAATGGACGCAGAATTCCCAGAAGAGTTGATGTCTTGGCTTCCGGAGTCAAAGAGATACAGGTTCCCGTTCTGGGCTCCTGCGATCATCCGCTGCCGGCCGTTGGTCGTCAGGCATTCCGCCCCGGCAAACGTCTGGGCATACACCTCAACCCACCATGCCTTGGTGATGGGATGAAAACAGAGAGCCCTGTCTGGGCGGCCTGCGGACACGGAATGGAAGAACCTGACTACCCGCGTCACGGGATCGACACGCACAAAGAACCACTTGCTGGACCCGAAGTGGATGATGTCGTCGGTCCAGTAGTTGTCGATGGCGTCCGAGATCGGGACCGCGTTGGCGCCGTCCAGCATGTACATCCCGGCCCCGTCCGCAACGTAGGCCACGTTGTCGTACACGTCCCAGCATCGCTGGTTGAGACAGCCTCTCTGGCCGATGAGCGTGATATTGGCATCAATGAGCGGCTGGGCCACGTAGCTCAGGCGGTAGCAGTGCCGCTCTTGGAAGACAACCATGCCGCCGCCAAAGGGCATGAGCGCCGTGATCTTGTCTTGGCCCTTGACGTTCTCCTGAATGATGATCTGGTTGGATTCAGGCACGGCCTCGGGCTCGTCGGCCTCGGAGAAGTACAGGGCGTTCGGCTCGGCGGCGGCGGAATCGGTGGAGCCGTTGTACTTTCTGCCCGGGACATCGACGCCATACCACGCCCGGTCTTGGAACATCACTATCGCGGACTTGTTCTGCGGCGGCGGCGTAAATCGTCTGGCGTTCAGCTGGCCGTTCGGCAGCGTGATCGGCATGGCGGCGTAGTTCGTCCGCTCGGTGTTGATCAGTTCCGCGTCCGAGAACGTGTCGGTGTAGGACGTTGAGGAGCGACTGAGTGACGCCACGCGGTACAGGACCAGACCTTGGTCGGCGGTTGTTCGCCACAGTTCGATCTTGTCGGCCCGCGTCTCAATGCCGGTATTGGTCCAAGACCAACTGATGGAGCCGCCGTTGGTGTCCAGTTCGATGTCGGCCAGCGCCGTAATGGAGGAGGGGATCGGGCCTCCAGCGTCTTCGGCGGTGTCGTCCACATACCGGATGGCAGCCCAGTACTTACCCTTGAGTGCGGCCGTCATCACCGGCTTCAGTACGGCGGCCTTGGGGTCGGCACTCCAATCGGGGACCAAGGTCGCGGTCGGCGGGTTCCTGTACGACCCGCCATGCAGCATGCGCACTGAACTGATGGAGCCGTCTGGCCCCACCACCGCCTCGGCCACGGCCCCGCCGCCAAATCCCCCAGAGAAGACGACTCGCGGGCGTCCCCGATACCCAGACCCGCCGGAAGTCACGGTCACGCCGATCACTTCGTAGTCCATCACGCAACTGCCTGCCGCGCCGCCGGCCAGGCTGACCGATGGCGTGGAGGTGTATCCCGACCCGCGATGCACGGGGTAGATGACGCCGGCTTGGCTGTTGGATGGCCACATGCGGCAGACGGCCTGCTCGCCACCGGCCGGGGGCGGGCCGATGGTGCAGGAAACCGCAGCGGTGTACCCTGAGCCGAGATTGGAGATTTGAATTTCCGACACCCGGCCCGAGACTTGGACCGTCAGCACGCATCCAGTCCCGTCGCTGTCTGCCTGCGTCGGGGGGCCAACCGAGATCAACGGCGCATGGTCGTACCCGGTCCCGTACTCTTGAATGACAATGCGATTGACACGGCCGTTGAGCATCTTGGCCTTGGCCTTGGCCGGCGCGCCACTCCGACCGCCACGCCCCGGAGGCAGCGACACTGTTCCGGCGGTGATGTTTGAACTGAAGTTGACCGACGAGCCGCCGATTGTTGGCTTGACCTTGAACGTGTTGGTGGACGTGGACATGGCGTAGTAAATCCGCCCAACAGTCAGCCCGGTTCCGCCGCTGAGGGCGGTGAACAGCACGGGATCGTTGTCCGCGAGCCCGTGGCTGTTGCAGGTGATGATGTCCGTGGATGAATCGCCAGTGCAGGACGCGCTGACGCCGCCAATGATGCTCACCTGTGGCTCTGTGGTGTACCCGTACCCGCCGTCAACGACATCGATGGACGACAGGTAGAACTTTCCATCGCCAGCACCGGACGAAAGCGTCGGCGCGCTTGTGGGTGCGGAAATCCCAAGCTGCTCCGCCGTGCCCGTAGCGGTGTCCCAGCGGATCCCGCGCTCGTATCCGTTGACGCCGTAGATGTCCCCGTTGCGTCCGCGAGCGAACGTCATTGGAACATTGCGGGAGGCTGTTGTGCCAGTGAAAATCTTTGTCACTGCAAGCCCTTGGCGATGTACACGTCGCCCGAGGAGTTCTGGAAGACCACACTTTCCAGAGAGCCGATTGGGCAACGGAACATCTGTATGACCGGGATGGAATTGCTGGCCGACGCCGAGAAGGTCACCGCCTGCTGCCCTCCCCTTGCCGCAAGCTCACCGGGGCGACGGCATTGAAAGTTGACCTGCGTCACGGCCGAACCAACCGGGGCAGCGTACGGGCTGCCGTTGGACATCAGACCCTTCCAGGTATCGATGGTGATCATGTTCCACCATCCGGCTGAAGAGGTGATCGCCAGCCACGGTCGGCCCAGATTTCCTTCGACCGACCCGAGGCAGGCGCCAGCACGTCCTGCTCCATGGCCAGCCTCAAATCCCGCTGGTACATGGCAAATGCCTTGTCGGGCTTGTTGTCGCGGATCCTCGCCAGCCAGTACTCCGCACCCGACAGCATCACGTTGTGCATGTGCGACGGGATGTCGATGGGATCGGTGATGAGGTACTTCGTCGCGGATGGAATGTTGATGGACGAGTCCACCGAAAGCGCTATGGCGCTGGACTGAGATGTGATCATCCGCTCGTCAACGTACGGGTTCATTGACTCAATCGGCCCAGGCTGGGCGGTTGTGTCACCGACCCGCAGAATGGAGCCCACCATGGCGGCGGAAAAGGAGCTAGAAAGGCCAACAATCAATGTGCTGCTGGCGGAGATCGTCCCGGCCCGAGCGACCGTCTCATGGCCCGAATACCGGATGCCCCGCGCCTTGCGGCGGTAGGTGAAGTCAATCGTCTCCCGCTTGATCGGATATCCGACGAGCTTGATCGCCCAGCCCGAGGAGTGCGGATCTTTGATGATCGTCCAATGCAGAGGAAACCCGGAGCGGTAGTTGACACGCTCCACCTTCATCGCCTCGTCCGGGGTCAAATAGATACCCGACCACCAGAAGAACTCATTGGAAGGCTCGTCCATGTTCCGCAGGTCTTCCGGCAGTGGGTAGACCATGCGGTACAGGACATAGCCAGTGCCGGCGGGAACGGACTCCGTGTTCTCCAGTTCCACCGTCAGAGTGGTGGCGGAGTCATAGGACTTCACCGGGAACGCCCTGGCCCCGACGCGGATCGTCCAGTCCTTGGCGTTTCCGGCGGTCATCCCGGCCGTGGCAAAACTCCCGCCCGTGAGGACGACCGAATCGCTGTCGGTCATCTCAATCGTCCCGGCGGTGTACGGGGCGTCCGTCACAACCCGCCCGTGGACGTGATAGAAGGACCAGTCCCTGATCTGGGTGATCTCTTGGTACGCCCGCTGAATGGCGACCCGGATGTCCCGCTGCTCGGCGTCCTGGGGGCCGCCGAACGAACTGACGATCAAATGCTCTACGCAGTCAAAATAGGTCAGATAGCCCATGCATACCTCGGGAGGTGCCTACTAGCCAATGTCCTCCCGGGCCATTTGGCGGATCCGCCCCGCGGCTGTTTCCGCGGTCTAGGCTTGCAGTGGCTCGGGTGGCAGCAGGGCGACGGCTGCGGCCCACGGCAGCACTTCGACCGCCTGCCCTAGCACGGCCTGGTCCGCAGCCTGCCACATCGCGTACAGCAGCCCGCCCGGCTCCGACGCCCAGAGCGACACTGCAAGAATCGCTGCCGCAACCATGCCGTCTCTCTCTAAGGTGAAGAGCGTCACAACGTCGCGCTCAGTGGCCCGGTCGGCGGCGTAAAGTTGCCGGTGTAGACGGCCGCACCCTTTACGATCCTAAAGTCATCGACGTATCCGTTGAGCGTTTCGCCCGCGTTTCTGCCGATTGTGGCTGAAGAAGTCGCAAACCCTGAAGAGTGCGATGCCGTCTGCTTTAGCACGCCGTCAATGAATATCCGCGTTGTGTCTGACGATTGCGTTGCCGCGATGTGATGCCACTGCCCCTCTGAAATCGCATCTTGCTCATCAACAAGGCAGTAAATCGACACTCCAGTCACACCCACAAATGGACGCAAGCCACCGTAGCCGCATGAGATATTCACTCCACCAGAAGAATCGGATACGAGAACGCCCGCATCCTGTGCGGTAGAGATGTATATCCAAAATTCAATTGTCCAATCCCCATCGCCCGATACGTTCGCGCCACTGGGTATACTTAGGCTGGAGTCGCCGTCGAAGTACCCAGCGCCCGCTCCGTACTTTTTGGTAGATGTCGAAATGGTCGCCCCACTGTCTGTCACCGTGTAGTCGTTCTCGCTTGCGTCATCGAATGATGTGTCAAAGTTGAGAAGCAGCGACACTGCCGGTGGCGGCGGAGGGGGCGGCGGAGGCGGAGCGTAAGACAGCAGGCGGGCGTATAGAGAGGCCGAAACCTTCACCCGGCTGATGTGTACCCAGTTGATTAGAAACTCCTCGTCCGCACCGACGAACGTCATCGGCGTAGCCTCACCCCATGTGGAGAAGTCGGCCGAGTCCCAGTACCACATATCGCCAGTGAGAGAGTTGCCATTGCTGGCATGAAAGCGAAAACCGCCGTCTTCTTTTAGAACGAGGGTCAGCGAGTCGCCGTTGTCCGCTTCGTCACTAATGCCAAGTGCAGACGATGCGCTCCATCCTGTTGTCAGTGATGTGCTGGTTCGCTTCTTGTAGCCGTCCCAGCCAACATCGTTGTAGGCCATGTAATACGTCCCGTCCTTGTAGACGACAAACGTATTGCCTTGGTTGAGGTTGGTGTCTGTGGCGTCCTTGAGAAGCGTGGACGACCAAGTGCCACCCCACGTTGCAGGGTCTTCAGAAGGTGGGCGCAGGCAAACCACGCTGTGGGGCGGATCGTTGATGCCAATAATCGCCGGCCCCTGCGCGTCAACGACCCACGTTGGAACAGCAATGCCGCCGGAAGTGTCGTCTCCTCCAAACGAAACCACTCGCTCCCAGTCGATCAAGTTGATGGACTTGTCTACCGCTATGAATCGCGTGCCGACCTTCCCGGCCTCTCCACCGCCTCCGCCGTAGCACATGTAATACGCGCCACGCCACTGGAGAACCGTTGGGTCGTTGATGCCCTCGCTTGGAATGTTGACGCCGCGCTCGTCACCGATGTTCCAGAACGACGCGCCGTCCGTGGAGACGAACACAAGCCCATTCTCGCGCCAGTATGGGTCTTGGTTGCTTGTGACGCCGTATCCGGCTGCGATCCAAAGCGGCACCGCCTGCTTTCCGGGCCGCAGCAGTCTCGGTGACATCGGCATAGATTAGCCCTTCACGCAGACGTTCATGCTCACGGTCGTCGTACCACCGGACGAGACGATGGGAGCGATCCACGGGAAGCCAAAGCAGGCGTCCGGAATCGGAATCGCACCAACGGTTACGGCAGACGTGACCGCCGAGCCGTCAGCAAAAATTTGCACCGGCGTGGATTCATGGCCCGTGGCGGCGTGCCAGTTGATCTGGGTGGCGCCTCCGGTGTTGCCGATGATTACGCCGCCGCCGGCAAACCGGCCAAACGGGAAACGCGGGCTGGTGGTCGTCGCCGCACTCACCGCAGCGATGGACGTGCCAGGGGTAAAGAGTCGCTCAATGATCGCCATTACTTGCCTCTCAGCTTTGGGTGTGCGTGCTTCTCAATGATCTTCTCCCGAAGCTCGGGAGTGACTTTCAGGCCGGGGTTCATCTGCTTCTCGCGGGCGATCTCCTCCTTGATGATCCGCTCGCTCAGGGGAACCCGCTTGGGCGGCGGAGGAGGGCCGGCGTCGTAGTTCACGGCACCAGCCACGGTCTTGCCGCGCTTCTTCGCCACCCGCAGGATGTCATCGGTTCCGGACACCCACGCCTCGGGATCCTTCCAGCCGCGCTTGTCCGCAAGGCCGGCGGCGTAGTACTTGCCCGAGATGTTGATGCCCGACTGCCGAGCCTCTCTGGCTAGCCACTGGGCCTGATACTTCGGGAGGTCGTCCAGCTGCTGGTTGTTGTATCGGCCCTCCATGAACGCGCGGTCTGACCCCAGACTTCCTGGAGCGATCTGGAGGGCGCACATCTCAGCGAAGCGAGGCGACTGGCCTTCGTTCACCATCTTCAGATAGTGGGCCCTGACCGACGAGTGGGCGTTGGCGATGTCGTAGGGGAGGTCCATATGAGTCACTGTCCTTGCGGCTCAGGGGGAGGGCCCTGCGGGGCATCAGGAGTCGGCCCGCCCGGCGGCGGCCCAGGAGGTGGTGGCGGCGGCACCAAGAACTCCTGCACGTCCATCTGGTTGACCGAGCCCCACATGGACAGGATGGAGTTGAACAGCTGCGGATTGCCGGCCTGCATCAGACCCTGCGCCACGGGCATCACAATCTGCATGAAGTTGTTCAGGTTCTCGGTCTTCGTCGCGACGTTTGGTTTCCTGATACTCCCTGCTTCGACCCGGTAGGAGTACTCGCGGATCATCGACTCCGGATCCTCGGACTGGACGTGCATGGCCCACGCCTGCGCCGCCATGCCCCCCAGAAGCGGAGCCACGTCCTCTGGCTTCACCATCCACCGCGCGAGGAGAGCCTCCTTGCGGGACACCATGGTCATGGCGTCCTCCAGAGCGTTCGCATAGGCGTCGGGGCGAACCGAAATCTGTTCGGCCTTCACGCTGGCCTCTGCGGCTGACCTGAACTGATTTCTGGTCATGCCGTAAATCAGCTCGGTCAGGCCCACTCTCCGGTCGAACAGTGCCGTGACTTCCGCGATGATCTGGTACATGTCCTGGGTGACCCCAGGCATCTGGAAGACCGAGATCACATCATTCACATTCCGGCCGATGGCTTCCGAGATTTCAACAATCTTGAAACCACCCTCGGCCTTCTCCAAGAGCTTGGCCTTGATGTCCGGATCCGCAGACTTGGACACGCCGATGACGGTCTGCGAACTGGTCGCAATCCGCGTGGCGAGGAAGCTCATCGCCCAATTGATGAATCTCAATTCCCCGATAGCTGGGCGCACCAGCGAGAACGGCCATGAGTATCCCGGCTTGGTGTTCCAGTACAGGACGGTGAATGGCCAGCCGTTCGGTTCGACCCAAAAGGGAATGGGCCACTGGGCGTTGAGGAACAGCTGCTGGGGGATGCCCGTCTCATCCACGTCCTCCTGCAAGACCGCGGGCGGGATGTTCAGCGGGAACTCAATCCCCTCCGCAACGACGATGTAGCAGTTCGCTCCGAGAGCGTCGAACTTGCCCTTGAGGTTCTCGTCCGCATCCTTGAGCCGATCCCCAAAGCCCGTCTTGGAGTAAATCTCCCAGTAGCAGACGAGGTCGTTGGTCTTGCCGTTCTTGCGGCGGTACTCATATCCCCGGCGTTCTTCTTCGGCCTTGGCGGAGTAGCTCTCCAAATGACCCTTCAGCTGGTCGGGGCTCAGGTTGAACTTGGCCGCCACCTCGTTGATGGGCTGAACTCTTTTCCTCGCAGCCCAGCGGATGTCCTCCATCTCGTCCGCGTCGGGATCCCAGACGAGGTTGTCGATGGAGTCGAAGAACGATCCCGCGATTGCCGCCGACCCACCCGGAGGCTGGTAAAGCTCATGCCACCAGACGCCGGCGCCCTTGATGAACGCCTCTTCCACCACCTTCAGTGAGTGGGTCTTGAGGTCCAGTTCGTTGGGGGTGTAGTTGAGGTAGTCTTCCAAGAGCTTGGAGATCAGCTTCCGGCGTTCCCAACTCATCCCCTGCTGCTGGATCATCTGCTGATACATCTGCATGCCGGGGTCGGGCATCATCACCGGCTGGCCGTCCGGACCCATCACCGGACCATCGGGCCCCATCTGCGGAACAGGGGGCTGGGGCTGAATCCCAAGCATGGCCGGGCCGATGATCGGGAACTGCCGAGGGGTGACAGTTCGCTGGGGATTCCGGTGGCAGATGACGGCGCCGAAGATTTTTACGGCCTCGTAAACACGGTTGATCTGCATCCGGAATTCCGGGGGAGAAAGGCCACGGTTGTAGCCCTTCTCTCCCCGGGCGTACGCATCACGCCACATGAAGTCCGGATCGCCGCAGAAGAAGTCCATGGCCTCCTGACCGTCCTTGGTGAAGGGCTCTTTGTGCTTCTTCGCCAAGTCGATCTTTTTCAGCCAAGCCTGGACAAGTGGCCGCAGCGGATTCTCTTCGGACATACAGTCTCCCTACTGATCAATGTCCGTTTACTTCGCCTTACGCCCCTCCAGGTCAGCCAGCTTCTTCTCCAAGAACGCGAGTTTCTCGGACAAAATGGAGACTTTCGGGTCGCGCGGCTGGTGTTCCCACAGGCCGTACGGCTTCCAGTCCGGGTAATCCGCCAGCCGGGGGTCGCTGGTGTGGTGGACGCTGGGCTTCTCGGTTCCACCGTAGCCGGGGGTGATGACCCACAGGACCACCGTCTCCTTGGAAGCCTTCGTCACCACGCCCACGGAGGGATCGGCGCCCTCATGGGCATAGAAGTAGACCCACTCGCCCAGGCGCACTTCCGGCATCACGTACTCACTCATCGTCGCAGACTCCCTGTCGGCCCAAGGATCACGTAGCTATCTTCGCTCTGTCCCTGCCGACGACGTTTGTCGGCTAGGTACTTCACCCACCAAGGCTCGGGGCCAAAGACCTTGGGGGGTGGGTAGTATTTGGGTTCGTAGGCGCAGAGGTACTCCAGTACCTGACAGGCGTGGACATCGCCTCGCGTGTACGGGACATCGGTGACGAACATCTGCCCGTTGACCGATGTGGTCTTCTTTCTGTACCGCTTGATCTCGCGCATGAGATTGGGGCAGGCGCCGTCCAGGATCTTGAGCTTGGTCGTCCCGTCGCCCCGGACGTGCAGCATTTGGCGAACGAGCGCTGTCCGCGCCGCAATGTCGTCCGACCCCGGGATGAAGGAGACTCCCGAAGCCTGCGACTTGATCCCACGCTTCTTGAGTTCCTCGGTGTACAACTCATGGGGGAGGCGACCCGAACCAAGGTCACGGAGAGCGCCGCCGTGCATGTCCATGATGAACACGCGGAAGGCTTGGTCCTTGGCCTTCTCCGCAAACTGCTCGCCCCAGATCAGGGCGTTGCAGTTCCGGATGTACAGTTCGTCGTAGATCAGCAGGTATTTCTCATCCGGCGGGACTGCGGCGAATAGGGTCGCCATCACCGCATGCCCGGGGTCGATGCCAACGTACCGCGTCCAGTCGGCCGGCACCTTTCCATCGGGCAGTTCCGTTCTCTGGAGGATGTGGACCGCCGGATTGAACGACGGGTACATGAGCGTGGATTCGGTGGTGAACTCACCCTCGGCCCGCATCCGAAGCTCTTCCTGCCCGAGAGCCGCCCAGCGTTCGATGTTCTTCTTCTTCTCTTCGGTGTCGATGAAGTCGTTGTCCAAGAAGCGGAAGGTGAACTTCTTGATGATCGGATCTGGGACGTTGTCCTCAACCGCCTTGTCGGCGCGTTCACACAAACCAATGAGCGCATCGTTCTTTGAGTGCGGCATCGCGCTCCACACAAATCGGCCCTTGCGATCCGCGAGCCGCGCTTGGCACTCACCGACCCACCGCTCATTGTTCAAGTCTTCGTCCAGCCAAATCATGTCGGCCTGATAGCCTTGGGGCGGTTCGCCTTCAGACGAGAAGCACCAGATCGTCCAGCCGTTGGTCAACTCCACCTTGTTCAGGTAGCCGGCGTTCTTCAACACCCAGGACATGTCCTTGATCATTCGCGGCGGAATGAGCGGGGGAGCCGGCTTGCTCTTGGACTTGTCGTCGCCCTTCTGGATGGACCGCCACTGGCCCGTATGCTCGTCCTTGATGATCCGGAACGCGCCGGCCTTGAACAGAATCGGATAAATGACGAGCCCGATGTGGGGCCAGTTTCTTCCGACTATTGCGAGGTTGCCGTCCTTCTCCGGGTACTTGCCGTATGGGTCTTGGCCAGTGACAGCGCGCGCGGCTTCAACAGCGACTGCCAAACTCTTTCCGCCACGGTTACCGCCCAGCACTATCCGCTCGCTCGCCACGCACTTGTGGAACTCTTCCTGGTGCGGCATGGGGCGATACAGACGAAGGGCCTCTAGGCGGCGCTCGGCCAGTTCGGCCTGCACCTCGCGAATCTGCTGGAAGGCGTGCTGCGTCACGCCCAGGTTTTCGATGCCGTCAGGGCTGACCGGCGGCGGGATCTTCGGGTGCTTTTTTCTCATGTTCCCCGCAGGCCCATTCCAGGCCCGTCGTCGGGTACTCCGCCGTCAGCTGATAGGGGATCACTGTCGGCGGGTATCTCATGCACTTCCCGTACTCCGGACTGATCCGCCTCCTCCACCACTTGCACGTCTCGCACGTCTCCACTTTTGTTCTCCAGCTTTACGGGTTCACCATTCACGCGCATGGCCATGGCCGCCTCCATGATCTGGCGACGAGCCTCGGCCTCCAGTTCTTCCTCGGTCATCAACTCCAAGGGCTTCTTCGCCCCGCCCATCGCCGTGTTGTTGACGATGAGCCGCATCACGCCATCCAGCATCTTGGTGCGGAAGGCTCCCCCACTGGGGGCGTCGTAAAATTGTTTGAGGTATGCGTTCGCAAACCCCGACACGCCCCCGAAGTAGGTCATCATCACTTCAAGCAACTCGGAGGAGTGCGGGATGTTGGCCCCGCCGATGCGAGCCGAGGCGATGAACAAGTCCACCGCGCCCTTCTCAATCTCCTCCAGCTTCTTGTTGCGCTTCCGCTGCCGGGCCCCGCGTTCCTTCTTGTTCCGACACCGCCGACAGCGGGCGTGGAATCCATCCTTGGACTTGTGGAAGTTCGCGGGGGTTGCAGGCAGAGAACGCCCGCACGCTATGCAGGTCTTATGCTCGGCCAAGTTTGCTGTCGATGAAGTTCTTCAGTGAGCCCTTGGGCTGGACCTCAAGTGTCTTGACGCTCGGATCCACGCCGGCCTCCCAGCACTGCTTGAGCTTGGCCGAGATGTCCTTGGGCTCAATGAAGAGCGGCTTGCCAACCACCAGCGGCTTGTGATGCCCGGCCCAAGCGTCCCAGTTGCAGTACACGGGGCTGTAGCCCAGCTTCTCAACGCCTACCAAGGAGAGATCCCTGGTCATGGTCACGTCCTCCGTGGACGCCTTTTGCGATTCGTACTTGTCCGTGAATTCGTAGTAGAACCACGGCTTGTCGCCGTCCTTCTTGGGCTCGGTGACCTCAAAGGCCCGCATGTCGAACATGATCAAGCCAGTGGGCAGGGCAGCGCACGGCTGAACACCCGCCATGGACGCAGCCTGCTGGCGTTCGTACATCTTCAGCTGGAAGTCGGGGTTCGGGTTGTCGGTGCGGAGGTTGCGCCACTCAAACACGTACACGCACTCATTCGGCGGCGGCCCGCAGTACGGCGCCCCGATGACGCATGGCCCCTTGTGGTAGTGATTCACAAGGAAGTCGAACGACGACTGGAAGAACGGCTTGGCCTGCGGGTCGTAGCCTGAGTACAGGTCAGGCGTCATGTCGGAATCGACAAACACCAGCACATCGACGTTGGCCGCGCGGGCGTCCAGAACGGCCTTGTTCCTGGACATCGTCACCGGGGTGTCCGCGATGTTCCAGTAGCGGACGCTGGCGATACGCTTGTCCTGCGTCAGGCCGGCAACGAGCGGGACCATCCACTCGCGGATCTGCGGCACCTCTGAGGCAATGCCGCCGTTCCCACCGTAGGAGAACGTACAGAATCCGATGTTGAACTTGTGTTCCATGCAGCACCTTGGGGGTAGGTGTACAATTTTACAGTATTAGCCTGTTGGCGTCAAAACGCCCAACGCTGGCCTTGAGGCCCGATGGGGGCCATGTTCCCCTTAGCGCCGGTGTTGGGCCGGAAGCCTGGGGGCACGGCAATGGGCGCGTAGGACGGGCCAAGCTGGTCGTAGTCGCTGATGCCGTCGCCGTCTTGGTCCACAAAGCCGTAGGGAGTTCCTTGAGGCTGGGGCTGAATGGGCTGGGCCTGACCGGGCTTGGGCACTGAAGCGCTGGCGCCCGCCTGGGGCTTCTGGAACATCTGCTGCTGCCTCTGGGCTTGCGCCTGATTCTTGGCCACCTGATCATCCAGAGCCTTTTGCCTAGAGGCGTCACGCAGGGCCTGGGCTTCGTCCGTGTCGTCGTACACGTAGTTGTTGCCGTTCCACCGCCACTGGCGACCGCTGTTCAGGACTTCTTGGTCCTGCTTGTCGCTTGCGCGGCGCTGGCCGAACTCATGCTTCAGTTGGTCCATGGCCCGTTGCCTCTGAAGCTCAGACTCCATCTGCTTGCGACCTTCACCGATCAACTGACGCAGCTGCTCGCCCTCGGACATCGGCGGCGGTGGAGGCTTGGGAGGCCCGAAGCGAGACTCAAACTCCTTCTGCCCTTGGCCAAGTTTCTGCATGATCGTCTGGTGGACGGCAGTTCGCAGCTGCTCGCGGGTCCACGTCGGGTACTGCTGGCGGTACGCTTTCCAGAGTGAGTTCCACTGCTGGTAGTAGTCGGGAGCCATGTCGGCCATCAGAGGCGGATCGGGCTCGTCCAATGGGTTCCAGCCAGACTCCTTGACCCATTCCTGGATCTCCTCGGCCGGCGCTGCCAGAGGCTGCGCCTGAGCGCCTTGTGGCCCCCAGCCCTGCGTAGTGGTGACGTTCACGCCCTTCGACTGCTCCAGCCACTGCTGGCCGGCGGGAGTCTTGAGCCACGCCAAAAGCTGCTGGCGCGGAATGTGGGCCGGGACGGTGAGACGGTCAACGTACTGGTCGCCCGTGGGGGCGGGAGGAGGAGCGCTCGGGTTCGTTGGGTCGTTGTGCGCACGCAGCATCACCGATCCTCCTGTTGAATCGACAAAGCATCAGTCCCCAAGCCAGAGCCTTGGAGCATGCGCAGACGCAGCATGTCCATGAAGGGGATGTCGCCGCGAGTCTCTGCGATCAACTGACGCAGGAAGTCCAGATTCTGGATGGCGGCTTGTTCCATAGTTCACCCCGGATGGATGACGGGGCCCGGCGGTTTCCCGGCCGAGCCCCGTCCCCCCGAAGCCCCGTTAGGGGCGACTACCCGCGAAACCGCGTGCTAAGAAGCGCCAAGACCGCACCCGTGCCGGTGGTCGTACCGGCCGAGGTCGCGTACCCAATGACGCCGATGCCGTTGTTGCCAGCGGCAGTGGTGGCGTTCGACAGAGGCGAAGGCGTCACCCGACCAGCAGCGTCCGTGGACGCATTGGTGATGGAGCCCGTGCTGGCCGCAGCCGTGATGGCAGCGAGACGGTCACCGGAAGCGATGTTGGTGCCCGTGATGGCGCACGCCACCTCGGTCGGACCCTCCACCGTCACCCAGAACACCTCGCCGTTGGCCACGCCCGTCGCCGGCAGGTACTCGTCCACCACGCCGACCCGCTCTTCGTTCTCCAGCCGGGCATAGCCAGCGACTTCCGAGAACAGCTTGCCAGCCGACGTGCTGAACGCCACCAGACGCTTGGCCTGGAGCGCCACGCCCGAAGCGTTGCGGACGGCCACGCAGACCTTGCGACGGTTGGTGCGCACCACACCAGTCGTCGGATTGACATCCGTGAATTCCTTCACGGAGCCAACCCAGTTATCACCATACGAACCACTTGCCGGGCCGGTGAGGCTGTCGTTGGGCGTAGTGGGCCCGAACACCTGACCAAGACCGAACGGCGGATCAACCTGGAGTCCCATCTGTGATTATTCCTTTCTCAGGCGAGAGCTTGGAGCTTGAAGAAGTTACGCGGCGACTTGAACTTCAGGTTGCCGAGCATGGACACCACGTAGCGATATTGCTGCGTGATTTCGTCGTAAAACGGTCCCTCGCTGTTAAGCAGCTGACCTTCCATCGACAGGAGTTCCATGTTCCCGATGGCGAGCCCGTAGCCCGTGTTCGCCGGAACCGAAACGTCCGAGCTGACCTCCACGCCGTCGAACTCCGTGACATCGCTGAAGCCGAAGCTGCGAAGCCCGTTGGGACGACCCGGCGTGACGATGATCCGCTCGGCCGACTCAAGCGAGTTCAGGAAGTCGATGTACAGCCGACGATCAAGCAGGACCATGTCGATCTGGTCTTCCTTGGTGTCGTTGCGACGAGCCTGATGCAGGCCCTCGCGGATCGCCTTCCGAGCGTTGGCAGCCCACGTCGAACCACCGAAGTAGGTCGAAGTTGTGTTGACAATGATCGGAGAGTAGAAGTCGAACTCAGGATCGGCTCGGCCGGACGGCCACACGCCAGTGATCTGGCTGCCACCGTACGCACCGAGCGCCGTCGAAAGACCGGCGTAGGTGTCACTGGGCGAGCCAAAGGGATCCGCAGCGTTCGCCGCCCGGGTGGCACCCGTGGACACGTTGAGCGTGCCGTTGTTGCCGAAGAACGACTCCAGGCCGTGGAACGAAAGCTCGTTACCAGCAGCGTAACCGTCCTTCACCCATTCGACCCCGAGGTACTGCTCCATCGACTCCAAGAGCCGGCTGGACATCTTACCCGCGACGTTGACAAGAGCCTGAGCCGAACGGTTCTCAAGCATCTCCT